CATCGCTTTGGTGTGCGTTTCGGTAACGCTGAGGAGGATGCCTTCATCAACGGGACCGGCCCGTCCGCAAATCCGCAGACGATGCCGTCCATGCCGACCGGTATTCTGACCAGCCTCACACCGACGGCAGGGAATACCACGGCCAATGCCCAGACGGTCCACTTCGACAACATCTACAAGCTGTATTACAGCCTTAAGTCCCCGTACAGGAGGAAGGCTTCCTTCCTGTGCAATGAGACGCTGCTCCTGCAGCTGATGCTGATCAAGGACAAGAATGACAACTACATCTGGAAGCCGGGCCTCGAGGTCGGCAAGCCGGATACGATCCTGGGCCGCCCGATCCACACCAGCGGCTACATGCCGGCCATCACTGGAACAGCGACGCAGGACAAGGGCAAGAAGGTCCTTCTCTTTGGCGACTTCTCCTACTACTGGATCGCGGACCGCCAGAACAGGACGCTCAAGCGGCTCAACGAGCTCTATGCCGTGACCGACCAGGTCGGCTTCATCGGCACACAGCGCGTCGACGGTAAGCTGATCCTGCCGGAGGCTATGCAGGTCATGGCCCTGGGCACTGGCACAGGCTCATGATGGGACGGGGGTGAAGATCGTGGCACTTGTATCGCTTGATGCCGCCAAGGAATATCTCCGGGTGGATTCAACGGATGAGGATGCCACGATCGGCATCCTCTTATCCACGGCCGGCAGGCTTTGCGCGGATGTGGCAAGGCTGAGTGACGAGAAGTGGTCGATTGTCGATTCGGACACAGAGAGCACCGATACTTACAGCAAAGAGGAGCTTTCAGCTGTGCGCGAGACCATGAAGGTCGCTATCCTGTATGCGACCGGGTATCTCTATGAGCACCGGGAGGAAGCTGACCACCATGGGCTGGCACTGACACTCCGGTCGATCCTCTTTGCGATTCGGGAAGGGGTGGTGTAATGCATATCGCTGGAATGCGGGTGCGGATCACTCTCCAAAAGAATGAAACGGTAGTGGATGCCTACGGGAACCACACAAATGCATGGACGGATCATTTCATCTGCTGGGCGACGGCTTCGGCCCAGACAGGGCAGGAAGAAGAAACTGCTAGCGTTACGAATGAGGAAGACCGGATGGATTTCACTGTCCGTTATTCTTCGGAAACGGCTGCTGTGGTCTCCACGAAGTTCCGCATCGTCCTCATGGACCGGATCTATAATATCGACCATGTGGATGATATGGGATTCAGGAAGAACAGCCTGAAGTTCCATGCTCACTTGGCAAAGAGGTGATGCTATGTCGAATCAGAAAGTATCAGTGGATGCCCTTGCTGATGCAGTGATGGAAGGTCTTGAGGAATATAACAAGCTGGCAACGGACAAGGTCAAAGCGGCAGTGAAGAAAGCCGGCACGACGGTCCAGAAGGAAATCAGCAGCACGGCACCAAGGAAGTCCGGCAAATATGCGTCGTCTTGGAGGAGCAGGACAACTGCCGAGTCTTCGACATCGATGCAGGTGACGGTCTATTCCCCTTCACGCTATATGCTGGCCCATCTCCTCGAGCATGGCCATGCTCTGCGGAATGGCGGAAGGGCGCGTGCCTTCCCGCACATCGCACCGGCAGAGGAAGCCGGGGAAAAGCAGCTCACAACGGATATAGAGAGGGCATTATCATGACATTTTTCAAGGTCGTAACAATGATGGAGGAGATGGGGCTGCCTTTTGCCTATGACCATTATGCAGAAGGGGAATCCCCAGATCCTCCTTTTCTGGTGTTCCTGTTCCCCCGGTCCGATAATTTCAGCGCGGACGGTATCGTCTATCAGAGGATCGATGCCCTGCACGTAGAGCTGTATACGGACAAGAAGGACCCGGAGGCTGAAGTACAGGTCGAAGCCGTGCTCAATGGGCACGGCCTTTTCTACGAAAAGAGCGAAGTATGGATCGACTCAGAGAGGCTGTACGAGGTGCTCTATCAGATGGAGGTTTTACATGGGTAAGAATAAAGTAAAGTACAATCTTAAGAACGTGCATGCGGCAAAGATGACTGTCACAGAGCAGGGCGCGTTCACGTATGCCACTCCCCAGGCTATTCCCGGGGCAGTCAGCATCAGCCTTGATGCGGAGGGCGAGTCGAACCCGTTCTACGCTGACGGTATCGTGTATTTTCGTTCCAATACGAATAACGGATACTCTGGCGATCTGGAGATCGCCCTCATCCCGGAGTGGTTCCGCACGGACATCCTGAAGGAGACCCTGGATACGAATGGCGTCCTGGTGGAGCGGTCTGATATCGCTGAGACAGAGAAGTTCGCCCTTCTCTTTGAGTTCGACGGTGATGTGAATGCGATCCGCCACGTGCTCTATAACTGCAGCGCCTCCCGCCCAAGCATCGAGTCGGAGACCAGGGAGGAGACGATCGAGCCGGGCACGGAGAAACTGTCCCTGACAGCCGACCCGAGGGCGGATGGCCTTGTCAAGAGCCGCACCGGCGATACGACATCTGCCGAGACATACAACAACTGGTACCAGGCTGTGTATGTGCCGGCAGCTGCAGAGGAGGGCTAAGCTATGCTCGAAAAGACCATAACAATCAGCGGTAAGGAAGTCAGGTTCAGGTCCTCCGCGACGGTGCCGAGACTCTACCGCATCAAGTTCAAGCGAGACATCTTTAAGGACCTGGCTAAGCTCGAGAAGTCCTACAAGGGAAAGACACAGGAAGGCGAGGAGCTGCAGATCGAGGATCTTGAAATCTTCGAGAATGTTGCCTACATCATGGCATACCATGCCGACCACTCCATCCCGGGGACAATCGACGAGTGGCTCGACCAGTTCGAGATGTTCTCTATCTACGAGGTGCTCCCGGAGATCCTTGAGCTCTGGGGGACCAACCTCATCACGGATGTGGAATCTAAAAAAAACTGGAACGCAGCAGCCGGGAAATGACGACGCCGCTGTTCCTCCTGCGATGCCTGGAGGCCGGGATCTCGATCAGAGATCTCGACCTCCTGACCATTGGTATGGTCCTTGATATATGGACCGAGAAGGGGAACGACAGCGTGAAGTATAAGAGCGTGGACTCCATTCGTATCGCGGACCAGAAGGATTTTGATGCGTTCTGATGTGTTCCAATTTAAATGGATTCTCCTGTCTGACGTTATTATATAAGCTAGTACAATCCTTTTGTTTTGCCTCATCATGATATATGGTAATCTTCAGGAAGACCATATACAGAAACCGGTCAAAGACAGGAGGAAAACATTATGAGCAATGAAGACAAACTTTGGAGCACGTATAACCAGCTGACTATCAACAACGAAAGGGCACTGGAAGTGGTACGAATGGTGCGTGCCCTGTACCCGGATGAGAAGAGATCACCGGATGACTATAACTTCTGTGCGGTGCTTGGGGTCGTGCAGGACATCCTTGAAAAGAACTGGGACATACTTACCAGCCATGAAGAGATACTGATGGAGCTGGACCGCTGCGCATCAGCAGATGAGACATGAGTTTTGACATTCCCACACCGTTTGACGACTGGGAGGAACCGTTCTATTCGTTTTTCGAGGTAGATGGTCATAAGGTATTTATCGCCCAGGACGAGAACTGTTTCATGTGGGCAGATGCTACAGATCCGCAAGCAGAAGACATGATAATTGATCTGATTGACAACAGCGTATGGACCCCATACGCTGTCATGGCTCTTTGTGAGGCGGAGGATATTTTGTGTGGTATGTTCTATATGAAGTTTAGAATAGAGCATCAGTGATATCGGTGAGAATATGTTAGTCAGTATAGTTATGATTACTTTGAGGGTGTATATTATTATCGATGACAAGTATTGAAATACTGAGGAATTGAATGATGCCCACAAGAAAAACGCATGAACAGTTTATATATGAATTAAATAAGATCAATCCAAATATTGATGTTCTCGGTCGATATGTGAATTCAAATACAAGCATAGCGTGTAAATGTTCTATTTGTAAATACGAATGGTCGCCTTTGGCAAACGATTTGCTTCGTGGACACGGCTGTCCAAAGTGCTATCACAAGCGAAATGCTGTCAGAAGGGCAATGTCGGCTGAAGAATATCTTTCGAAAATGAGCATATTAAAACCTCAAATAGAGGTCTTAGGCACTTATATTAACAGCAAAACGGCTATTAAATGTAAATGCAAAAGATGTGGACATGTTTGGAGTCCAGAAGCAGGAAGGATTCTTTATTCTAGTACATGGATTTTTAAATAACTGGACTATAGTACCTGTCCCATGATACAATATATCTATCAAGAGATGGAGGTATTGTTCCATGGGAAGAAAACCAAGTTTCATCACCCTTACTGCTGAAGATCGTGACTATTTAGAGACCCAGACTCGCGCTCGTACAATACAAGCACAGACAGTCAACAGAGCCCGGATTCTTCTTTTGAAGGCAGACGGATGTTCCATTGACGATATAGCCGATAAAGTAGGTATTAATCGCAAAAGCGTTATGCTCTGCCTGAAAAAATATACAGAAGGCGGTGTAGAAAACGCTTTATTCGATGCTCCCGGTCGTGGCCGCAACGCGGAGATCACTGACGAAGAAAAAGCCTGGATCATCAACATCGCCTGCCAGAAACCAAAAGATCTCGGGTACTCTGCCGAGACCTGGACTTATGCCAGGCTGACATCCCATATCAATAAGAATGCAGAAGCTGCAGGATTCATAAGGCTTTCAACAATCCATAAGAGCACAGTCCATAAGATCCTTGATGAAGCGGAGATCAAACCGTTCCGAATCAGGTATTATTGTGAAAACCGGGATCCTGATTTTGACAGCAAGATGCATAATGTCCTTCTCGTGTACAAGCAGCTGTCCTTTCAGTTTGATGAGAACGGTCAGTTACTTCCATGGAAGGAAGATGAAGAGATCGTCCATGTGCTTTCATATGACGAAAAGCCAGGTATCCAGGCGATTGCAACTACTTCAGAAGACCTTCTCCCTGATGGGAATCATAGTACGATCAGCCGTGATTATGAATACAAAAGGCTGGGCACACTGTCGCTCCTTGCAGGGATAGACCTGCAGACAGGGGAAGCCATTCCGTTGGTCAGAGAAACGCATAACAGTAAGGATTACATAGAATTCCTGAAAATACTTGATGAGAAGTATCCAAAGGGCGATAAAATCCGATTGGTACTTGATAACCTCAGAGTTCATACTTCAGAGGAGACAAGGCAGTACCTTGCAACTGTTCCCAGGCGGTTTGAGTTCGTATTTACACCAAAACACGGATCGTGGCTCAATATGGTAGAAGGCTTCTTCAGTAAGATGACAAGGCAGATGCTGCGAGGTATTCGGGTCAAATCGAAGGCCGAGCTTACTGATCGGATTTACCGTTATTTTGAAGAAGTCAATGCAGAGCCCGTGGTGTTTCATTGGAAGTATAACCTTGATGATATCGATGTTTCAGAGGAGATCATCGTAGACACGCTACCATTGAAAAAATCCAGTTAATTGGCGGACGTTATACTAGTAAGGGCTGTCCGGCTTGTAACCATGTTAATACATCCTTTATTGAGCAAGTTATTCTTTTATCATTTGATGTATCATTGCCTGAATATGAAGTAAGTTCTCGAAACCGCTCTGCAATTGGTTGTGAATTAGACATTTACATAGAAGAATTGAAAGTTGCTATTGAATATGGGGCTTATTATTGGCATAGAAAAAAACTGAAAAAAGATGAAGAGAAATATACTAAATGTAAAGAAAAAGGAATTCGCCTAATCAGAATATATGACAGGTGTGATGAACGGATAAGTGGAGAGGATATTATTACATTTGAAGAAGACCTTCTTAGTAATAAGGAAAAAATAAAAAAATTGATTAGCAGGTTATTTACTCTAACCGGTATTACTTTGGAATTATCGGATAAAGAATGGGAGTCAATATTTAGTAAGGCATATTCATTATCACGAAAAATGACTACGGAGGAGTTCAAAGAAAAGCTTAAAGATTTCAATCCCGAAGTATCAGTATTAGGGGAGTACAAGAATAATCATAGTCCTATTAGAGTGAGATGTAATAAGTGCGGTAGAATTTGGAACCCTACTCCTCATGGGCTGTTTGCTGGATTTGGTTGCAGACAATGCTATATAGAAAGTACAAAACTAACACAAGATGAGTTTATAAATAAAGTCAAGGAAGTGAATCCGACCATTAGAGTTCTTGGGGAATATACGGTTTCTTCAGAACCCGTAAAATGCCAGTGTCAAGTGTGTGGTAGAATATGGTATCCTCTGGCGAAAAACGTGCTGAAATATGGTTGTCGGGAGTGCAATTTAAAAAAGAGAAGTAGCCGATACAGGAAAACAAATGCTGAATTTTTAGAAATAGTAGCTAAATCTAATCCTACGGTGGAGATTATCGGTGAGTATAGAGGAAACCACGCTCCAGTAGAATGTAGGTGTAAAATCTGCGGTAGAGTTTGGAGCCCCATAGCCTATAACTTAGAAAAAGGGCATGCTTGCAAGAATTGTATTGCAAAAAGAAGAAACATAATGAATACAGGCACGCATTCAGAAGACGTTCCCCAAAAAGGAAATAGAGCCTATACACATGATGAGTTTGTTCAGATAATGAGTGAAATCGATGATTCAGTAGAAATTATTGGAACATATAAGAGGATGAACATAAAAATTGAATGCCGTTGTAAAGTATGTGGGAATTCTTGGACAGCATATCCCTATAATTTGAAAATGGGGAGTGGATGCAGAAAATGCGCAGATAGGAGACATTCGACTTATATGAAGAACCGTTGTGGAAGTAAAGAAGCAAAGAACGAAGATTAATTTTTTTATAAAATCCATAGATTTATAATTATATAAAACATTGGGCCGGTTCATATCGGCTCTTTTCTTATGCTCATTTTAGGGAAAGGAGGAAGTATGGCATCACGCATCAAGGGTATCACCGTCGAGATTGGCGGTGATACGACTAAACTGGAGCAGTCGCTAAAATCCGTGAACAGCACGATCCGGGCAACACAGTCACAACTGAAAGACGTGACGAAGCTACTAAAGCTTGACCCGTCCAATACAGAACTCCTTTCCCAGAAGCATCGGGTCCTTAAGGAAGCTGTGACGGCTACAAAAGAAAAGCTGGAAGCACTAAAGACTGCCCAGGAGCAAGCAAAGCAGGCTCTCGAGAACGGCGACCTTGGGCAAGATAAGTATGACGCTCTTCAGAGGGAGATCATCGAGACAGAGCAGGAGTTGGAGCGGCTCGAGAGGGAAGCCGCGAACGCGAATGAAGTCCTGACGAAGATCGGCAATGCCGGAAGGAAGCTCGAGTCCGTTGGTACTGCCGTAGCCAACGTCGGCAAGGACCTGACGACCAAAGTCACTGCTCCTCTGGCTGCGGGTGCTGCAGTAGCCGTCAATAAATATGCGGAAGTCGACAAGACCATGGCCCTGGTCAACCAGACTATGGGAAACTCGGAGAAGCAAGCCAAACTCCTGAATACCGCCATGTCCGATGCGGCGGCGAACTCGACCTTCGGTATGTCGGATGCCGCGACCGCTTCCCTTAACTTTGCCCGTGCCGGTCTTACTGCTGAGCAGGCAGCAAGTTCACTGGCTCCTGCCATGAACCTGGCAGCGGGTGAGGGCGGCAACCTAGATACGGTATCGGGCGGTCTTGTTGCTACCATCAACGGATTTCATGGGAGCTTTGATGAAGCCAGCCGCTATGCGGATGTGTTCGCGGCAGCCTGCAACAACTCAGCTCTCGATGTGGACAGCCTGTCGAATGCCATGTCAGTGGCTGCTCCGATCTTCTCGAGTGCCGGCTACAGTGTCAACGATGCGGCTCTCTACATGGGCACCATGGCTAACAAGGGAATCGATGCATCGACTGCTGCAAACTCCCTGAAGACCGGCCTTGCCCGGCTCGTCTCCCCTGCCAAGGAAGGCAGCGTCATGATGGAGAAGCTGGGGGTCAGC